AGCGCATAAGTGACCGCTACATGCTTTGGTTCATCAGCGACATCAGTAGGCCAAACCTCACCCATTGCTGGATAGAGGTAGGCCAAATCTGTAGCGCCTACTAAACGATACTTAGAGCTCGCCAACGTATGTTGGACATAGTCAGAGTCGTAGTAGGTTACAGACGTGATGCCGCTGATCTTGCCACCAGGCAAGTACAAACCAAGCTTGTCGCGATTACCGCGTAGAGGAAATGCATCGAAGTACACAGTCTTCGAACCTGTAGTCCAGGCACGATTAGTGAACGACTCTGCATATTCAGTCGCAACAGAAATCATACGTTCAATCTCTGTCTGCTCATCACTGTCAACGGTGCTAGGCAGACGCAAGTGAAGCCGCGCTTCTGCAAAAGTCACTGGGTCTGCCATAGCTAGTCTCCTTCAACTGTTAATTAAGCGTGTGTTACGCCCACAACCTTCATTGCCTGTGCGTCAAGAACCATAGAGCCAACACGCTTACGGCTGTAGAACATTACCGATCCGGGGTTGGTGTAGGGGTCACGTAGGACGCTTACGTCAACACGGTCGACGATCTGGAACGCACGAGCAAAGTCACCAAACATAATTGGTGCGCTGTGAGCTGCCTCATCGATTCCGTCCATGTCTTCGTTAATAACGATTGCGTGGCCGAACAAAGATGTTGCACCAGCTTGCGTAAGATCACGCTGAAGGAAGTACTCGCCGTCGCTGTTCTTGAGGTTGATGAGGGCCTGGTGTGTAGACCGATTCATCATCCAACGGCAGTTCGGCAGATATGGCGTCTTTACTGACTTAACGACAGTGCGTAAGAACTCAATAGTAGTTGCGTCTGTAGCTGCCAAAGCGTTGTTAGTTCCTGTGTTCAGAACTTCGAAAGCACCAGTGGCATCGTTAGCCGCACCGTCTGCGTTCAAAGTCAGACCGTTCAAGATACCGACAGGCTTGTTGGTGCCGTTACCAGACAAGAAGGCTACGCCCTCTGCTTCTGAGAACTGACGAGCAACTTCGCCTAACAGCCAATCTTCTACATTGAAGAAGCCATCTTCGATGAGGTGCTGATACACACGAGGACGTGCGTACACTTCGCCGAAGGTTGCAGTGCGCTGAGCCAACTCTGGTGAGTCAGTTTGTGCGCGAGCGGTTGTCTCACCAACCCAGCCTGATGCAGCATCACCCGTGCTAACGAGTTGCTTAACATCGGTAGTAGCAGCCTGAGCGACAGAACATACCTGACGCATAGGTGATACTTCGTGCTGAATTTTAATGATCTCTTGACGAAGCTCTTCGGGCAGAGCGTATCCGCCTTGAGCATCAGTAGAAATCTGAAGGTCAGCGGCTTTGCCGCGAAGACCGTCAGCGCCTTCTTTGATAAAGGTTTTGAATAAATCTCTAGATTCCATGTCTTGTTTGTCTCCAAGATTTTGAATAAATGTAGGAGCAGCTTGCTTAGCCTTTACCTCTTCGAGGTCGGCTTTGATTGCTGCAAGTTCGTCGGAAGCCATAGATGCTTCCTTCTTGAGGGACTCGTTCTCAGCAGTTACAGCTTCGTTATGAGCGACGACCTCATCGATGGTTTTCTCAACGATCTCAAGGTTGACGTCCTCAGCCGTAGCAACTTCGATGTCCTGTGACTTTGTTTCTTCCGTCATAGCAGTTACCTGTTACTTGGTTTTGGATTTGATGCTGGTCAGTTTGTCCAACATCGCCTGGAGTCGTTGTCGATCCATCTCTGGCTGAGCGTCACACTCGTCCTGAGCCTTCTCGATCAACTCCTCTTCATCGTCATCCAGAGCTTTAAAGCCGTCAGCCAGAATGGCTTTTGCTTCTTTTCTAGAAAGCCCAGCGTCACGCAGAACAGTCTCTAGCTCTCGGATGTTGATGTCCCCGGCCTCGTCTTTAACAGCCGATACAATGGCTGAAGCGTTGGCGGGGATAGTCACTAAAGAGACCTCGTGTAGGTCGATCTCTTTAAGGTGATTGGTTTTGCTGCGAGTGTCGTACTCTTCATCTCGCACGCGGTAGCCGATTGACATGCTGTTGATCGCGCCGTCTTTGAGTAAGGCATAAGCCTCGTCGGCGTCACGAACACCGGCTGTTAGTGTGCCGGTCACACGTAGACCTTTTTGGTCTTCAACCATAGACGTCCAGCGACCAATAGGACGCTTGAGGTCATGGTGCAGCAGCATGGCTGGCATAGTTTGTTGAGCGTTGTGGCTAGATAGGCTCTTTGCAAAAGCACCTTGGTCGACAACATCGCCTTGGCGATCCATATTGCCAAACGTGCTGGCGTAGCCTTCAAACTTACGCTCGTCGTTGTCCTGGTATAACTTGATGTCTTCCAGGTGAAATACCTTTTTCATAGGAACCTCGTCGGTTTTTTCTAACTCTCGTTGCTTTCGTTTTGCCCAGGCGTAGGCTGCTGGGCCTCCCCAAAGCAGATTGGCGATCTTGCCCGCAGACGGATAACCAGGCTCACCGGCCCGGTAGCCTTCTGCCTCAGAATCGACAGCGTGGCGAGCAAAGAACGACACCATGCGGTTGACTGTTTTAGGGCTTAGCTTTTGCCTGTTAGCGATGGATCTCGCTCGGGCAACACCTACAGCAGTGCCTCCTCGATTGAACTCACGGCGCATCTCCAAACCACGCTTAGCGTTCTTAGCCATTTGTTCAGTAGGTACTAGGTTGACCATCTGGTGCGTCCTCCTGTATCTCTTCCTCTGGCTCTTCCTCCGGCTCTTGCTCGTTGCCGAATGTCAGGTTGTTGCTGTCGCTGACATAATCATCCCCGCCATCGCGTGGGTTCATATCCAGCCGTGACCTAACTTCGTTGGGCGACATCACGCCCATAGTCAGCAGCTTGCTATACGCCTCTACCTCACCCTGGAAGTCGCCACGTATCAGCTCAGACACGTCGAACTTGAAGCATCGAGTGCTGTCGCCCAGGAGCTGAAAGTCCATTCGGTTTTCGAAGGCCTTTAGATAGGGAGAAATAGCTGACTTATAGAAGTCGAGGCCCTGTGCTTCGATGTTGGAGAACGTAGCTCTCGAAAGGTCTGCGATCATGTGCGGAGGGACTCGGAAGATTCCACAAATCTCCTCGCGTGAGAGCTTCCTGGTTTCGATTAGCTGAACATCACCAGGGCTCATAGAGATCGGCTCAAACTTCACACCTGCTTCGAGCAGTGCAACGCGGTTAGCGTTACGAGTCCCGCCGTGAGCTGAATCCCACGACTCCTTCAGATTCTTGTAGGCGTCGTCGCTAAGCGTTCCGTCTACCTGTAGGACGCCGCGAGGTGTGCTGCCATTGGCAAACACATTGTTAGCGTGATCTCTCTGCTCTATCGCCCCACCAAGCAAAGAACCCTGGTATGCGATTGGCGAAATACCTCTGATCCCGTCGAGCGTCATGCCTTTGAAATGCAGCACTTCGCTAGGCGGCAACATCATTGTCCTCTCACGTCCTTTCTCTCCGATGGTTACGTGGTAGGTGATTTGATTTTGATGTTGTATGTCGACCGAAACAGAGTCGACAGGTATAGGGTGTAGCCCGACTACGCGGCCCGAGTCACCTCGGACGATGTAGCTGTAGCTGTTACCGCGCAAACACAAATTAACAACCTGCATTTGCCAAAACTCTTGAGCAGTCTGCCAATCGTTAGGTGCCCGGTAGACGAGCGTGTGCATGATGTCAGACCAGACGTGGGTTTTGCTGGTTCTGTCAGCGCTCAGCTTGTAGAGATGACAAGGTAGCGTGCTGACTGTTTCTGATAAAACTTTGATACAGGCATAGACTGTTGAAAGGCGCATCGCCGTCTCAGGGCTGACCGCGGTCAGAGAGGGTTTCTCTCCGCGCATGATTAGTTCCATCAGTGCTGGGCTATCGAGGCCGTAGCTTATGCTTTTCTGTTCAGCCGCCTCTGACTTCTTGTTCCAAAATGCCATAGGAGCTCCTAAAGTGTGCGTATACCGCGTGTTTCATAGGGCGACGGTTGTAGCCCTGCGTGAACCTTCATTCGACCAAGTGCCATGACAATGGCAATGACTGCGTCAATCTTGTTTGCGGCAGCGTCTTTTTTGACTTTTATGTTGTCGTTAACGTCTGTCCATATGACGGCGTTACTAGCCATCCATCGGACAACAGGGTCGTCTCCATGAACTAGACGCTGACTCAGTACAGCCTTTTCAAATTCCTTAGCTGGGTCTGACATGTTCATGATGTTTTGCGGGAACTTGACCATCGGTAGCCCGAGATCAAGCAGCTCAGCCACGAGCTCGTGAGCGCCATATGGGTCAAAGGCAATCTGCTTGACGTGATATAGCTCACAGGCTTCGAGGATTTTTTGCTTTATGTACGACAGGTCAGTAACCGACCCATCGGTAGCGATGATGTAGCCCTTGTCTAGCCACTCTCGATACTTAGCGCCCATAGCGCCTGACTTATCGACGATGGTGTCCATCGGTAAAAAGTTGTAGACGTAGGGATATAGCTCACCGTTCTGCTGGAACAGTAAAGCGACAGAAGCGAAGTCGTTGACAGAGGCTAAGTCCAGACCAAGGTAACAAGGCTGGCCTTTAAAGTGCTCTATCGGTGGGCGTCGTTTGTCGCACGCATCCCAGGACGACATAGACAACCAGGCACTATCAGTAGAGCACCAGACATTGAGACGTTTGGTCTTAAAGTTTGTCTCTGCCGATGGTGACTCCTCTGCTTGCTTACTTAGCCTAGCTAGATCGTCGGGCTGTACGGACACCCCGTAATTTGGATTAGCTTTCTGCCAAGTTTCTGGCAAGCGCCAGTCGTCTTCTTCATCGATGCCGTACACCAGAGAGAAGAAGGTGTCATCGTCGACGTGGCCTTCTAGTATTTTCAGAGCGTAGTCACGTACCTGGTAGCAAATACCTTCGCGGTTTACTCCGGCTGTTGTGATTGTGAACAGCAGCGGCTGGGCTCTCGCACCAGAAGCGACGTTCAGTACATCGTAGACCTCACTGGTCTTGTGTACGTGTAGCTCATCGACAACTGCAAATGACGGACTGCGCCCTTCTAACGACCCTGCGTCAGCACTTAACGGCTCAAACTTAGCGTTTTTAGCCTCGAAGCTTATGCAGCTCCTATGTACTGTCAGGTGTTTATTTAAATGGCTACTGCCTTTGACCATAGCCTGGGCATCGCCGAATACGATACGTGCCTGGTCACGACTTGTGGCTGCTGAATAGATTTCTGCACTGGACTCATTGTCTGCCATAAGATGGTACAAACTGAGCACAGAGCACAAAGTACTCTTGCCACTTTTACGTGGAACCTCGATGTAAACAGACCGGCGTAATCTCTGTCCGTCTGAGCGAAGCCATCCGTAGACCTGGCTAACCAGGAACACCTGCCACGGCTCGAACTCGATAGGCTGACCAGCGAGTGGTCCTTTAAGGTGGTGCAGGAACGACGCAAACCGGATAGGCCTAGCTGCGGCGTTGTTATCAAACTTAATATCTTTGCGTTTCTTCATTGCCAACGCTTGCTGGCAACTTAGCTTGATGTTGTTACAGGCAGGTACTTTGCCAGAGACGACATTCTTAGCGTAATCCCAAGCTACCTTGGCGATCTTTGCGTCAGATGTTGCCCACTGAGAAGACATATTACTTTCTCAGCTTCATCAGTTTGTCAGCGCCCCTGATGCCAAAGCTTGCGCTAACTGCTAAAAACAGAAGGTACTGATACCACTCAGGTAGGGTGTCGAGGGCGGCAAATGCCATATCGACGCGCTCAATCACAGCAACGTCATTCATAGCAATTGCGTAACCGATCATAAAGATGGGCGCGGCCAACACAAGCGTCCAAAACTCGTCTTTCCAGCTCGACGCTGAAGCGTCAGCCATCTTGGATTCCCACTCAGCACCGTTCTTGATGACTTGCAGTTGCTGTTCGTGTTTTGCCTTAGACTTTTCTGCTTTGTTGTTGAGAAAGGTTTTACCTAAGTCAGCAACTGGGCCTAGAAACGATAAAAGGTTCATAGCGACTCCTATCTGCCTTTCTCTAAGATGTAGTCACGTATGATTTTTACGTCGGCTTTTATCTCTTGTAGGTCTTCTTTAGTTTGGTCAGCGCCAGCCTCTAGTACTGCCACGCGCGCTACTAAAGGCTGAACCTCCTCAATGTCCTTTTGTATCTGTATGACTTCTTGTGTAGAGCTGCCAGCGATGTAAACCATGCCGACCACAGCCGTAAATACCGGCCAGCCGACCATGAACCAATTCTTGTGAGCGTCATCCATTGAGAAAGTCCTCAAATGTATTGATAGGCGAGTTCACATCTGCTTTTGCATTGAGGTGCGACCTACTGCTGGCTGTGAGGCCGTATTCGCGAAGCAGTCGATTGATGTTTGTGAATGCCTGGTTAAGTGGGCCAATGGCAGGATGCGGTTTTATAACGGGATCGCCATTGATGTTCTGGGTGTTGATGAGTTCTCCCTCATCGAGGATCGTCCTGCGCAGACGCAGGTACATAGCGACCTGGTCTGATAAAAGTGAAAGCGCTAACCCGTCGACGCGAGTGCCGACGTTCATTTCGACCATGTATTTTGTAACTTGATCGAATAGCTGAGCCGATAACGGGTCTTCGTCAAGCCAGGACGGCCTGTCGGGTAACGACACGTCTAGTTGTGGTTCGTTTTTATTCGTCCTGTCAGGGCGTAACGTACCGTTCAACTGTTTTAACTTTGTCGGCTTACGTGGCCGACCTTTACCGCTGCTCATTTATAAGTTCACGACCTTACCGATTACTGTACGGATAGTCGCTTCCTCCTCTTCTGGTATCTCTGCACCTGGGTCTGGATCGTCATCTAGGTACTCGACTCCAATGACAGTCACGACTACCACCTGGCCTTCCTCTAAACCCTCGATCACTACTTTCATCAGACCTCCAATTTGTGCTGGTTTTGGTTTGACCACGCAGGAGGAGAGGGAATGGCCCCGCTGACCAGCAACAACGGCAGATCACTAGAATCTACCTGTATCTCCTCCTGTTACAGCGTCTTACGCTATATAACTATATGATATAGATACATCCTATAAAAAGCACCTTTAATTATGACGCCGCGT